CATCCAATGGCGTGCCGCTGTTTCTGGCCGCCGGCGATGGCATTGCGGGCCGCCCGGGTGGCGAGATCATCATCTGCGCGCCAGATGCCACCGGCTATGCCGTGACTGCGGGAACGGGTGACCTGATCAATCTGACCAACTCCGCCGGCACCACGAGCGTGACCTACAAAATCATCCTCATGGGCGCGAGCGCCTAAGTGGACATCCGCGTGACCGGCCTGAAGGAGGTCGGTGGAGTGCTCAAGGAGCTGGGCGACAAGTCCACTACCCGGGTGCTGCGCAAGGCGATGATCAAGGCGCTCGACCCTGCGTCGCAGGCGGCCAAGCAGGACGTGCCTGTGGCTTCCGGAGCGCTTCGCCAGTCGATTACGCGCAGATTCCTGGCCGGCAGCAGCAGCCGAGCTGCAAAGGGTCTGCCGCGGCTCGGTGGGCGGTTTCGCGCGCAGCTGTACCCAGCACGCAAGGCCAAGCGCGCCATCTCGAAATACGAGCGTTATTACGGCCGGCCGGCAAAGGCCGGCATTCGGCACGGGCACCTGGTCGAGTTCGGATTCCGGGCCCGGAATGGCCGGCAGGTTGCCGCGCATCCATTCCTGCGGCCGGCGCTCGAGCAGAACGCCGCGGATGTCGTGAGCCGGTTCGCCGACGAGATGCGTGCCGGGATTGATCGAGAAATCATCAAGCGATTCGCCAAATGATCGACCAGGAGCTCGTGACCTACATCAAGGCCCTGGGCACTGATGCGGGCACGCGTGTGCGCACGGGTAACGTGCTCCAAGAGGATGCCTATCCGACCGTCGTCGTGACTCGCACGGGTGGCAACGAGCCTCGCACCCTAGGCGGTACATCGCTTTTCTCGCGCGGCAATTTCACGATCAGCGTCATCACAGACCAATACGCCAACGCCTACGCCACGGCCTGGGCGATCAATGGCGCGCTGAAGTCGTACCTCGGCTCGATGGGCACGACGCACATCCACAGTTCCCGATGCTTGGCTACGCCGAGCGACCAAAGCCTTATCGACGGTGATCGCATCGTGCGATTCGTCTCACAGGATTTCCTTTTCGTCTACTTGGAGGGCTGATAAGTGGCCTTTTACAACAGCGTCGTCAACGCCAAGCTCTACATCGGCACGAGCACGGCAGTTCCATTGCCTGCCTATGGTTCGGACACCTTCACCGAGGTTCCTCTGCTCTCGAGCATCACGCCGCCGCCGAATGAACAGGCCGTGAGCTTCTTCTCGATCCTGAACGACGCGAACAAGCGCAGTCTCGCGGGCAAGCTGGGCGATCGCCTTTGCGAAGGCTCGCTGGTCATCGACTGGACTCAGAGCGTGCACACTTCGATGTATTCCGATTCGGTGACCGCAGGTGGCGTGAAGCGCAATTGGCGGATTGTCTATCCGGACACCGGAAATCGACAGCTCGACTTCGCTGCCACCCTCAACAAGTGGACAGAGGAGCCGTTCGATGCTGGCGAGGATGCGAAAGAGCATCGCGCGAGCTTCAGCCTTGCCGTCGATGGCGCGATCACGGTCACGCCGTGATGGGTATCCGTGACGTTCTGCGCGCCTCGCGTCCCGAGGTGCGCCCGGTGGAGATCAGCTCAGGCACCGTCTACGTGCGTGGCATGAGCGGCGAGACGCGTGCTCGTTACATGGCCATGGCGAAGGATGGGCAGCCAGAGACGCATCGCATAGCGGCCTTGGGGCTGTGTGAGCAGAGCGGCGAGCTGTCGTTCGACGTGGTTAACCCGCATCACCTGGAAGAACTGAGAGAGGTACGCGCCGACGATCTCGACAAGATCGTGCTCGCGCTGTTCGATGTTTCCGGGCTTGGCCGAAAGTCCGAGGACGAAGCTGCAAAAAAATCCGAAGCGAGCCAGAGCGCATCTGGTGGCACCGGCTCGCAAGAGAGCTCGGCTGCACAGTAGCCGAGGCGCAGCGGCGGATGTCGTCCGCTGAATTCACGGAGTGGCTCGCGTATCAGCGCATAGAGCCTAGCTACTGGGAAATGGAGAACTGGCGTTTTGCGCAGCTCTCCGCGGCTGTGGTTAACGCCGTGCACTCCACGATTCCGATCCCCAAAGGAAAGCATCGGCCGAAGCCGCTCAAGCCTAAGGACTTCTACCCGGTCATCAGGGAGGAGTGAGGCCCTGCGTCTTGCTTGCCCTGGTGCCGTTATAGGGTCCGTTGTCGTTGTAGATCACGTCGGCGACGAAGCCATCTTTCATCACATAAGTGAAGGTCTTGCGGCCGTATTCGCTGCCCACTGAATAGACGATCGAGGTCAATCCGCGGGGGCCGGTGATTCGATTCTCGGGCGGGCCGATCCTCACCAGTAGGTCGTCCTCGGTGATCGAGCCGAGCGGGAAGGACTTCAGGTAGCTCGGCGGGATGGTGAATAGGGTAGGTCGCAGGCCGCCGGCAGTGCAGGCTGATAGCAGCAGCAGAGCAGTAAGGATCAGGCGAGATTTCATATGCATATCCCCTGGAAAATTCACAAATAGGTTAGCACATGGCCTCAGCCGGTACCGTAACGGTAGATTTTGCAGCGGAAACAGCCCGCTTCACTGCGGAACTGCGCAAGGTCAATGCGAGCATCGATGGGCTCGGCGCGCAGTTCGACTCGGTCGGCAAGATCGCGCGGAACTTGTTCGCCGCTGTCAGTTTCACCGCGATCACCTCGCAGCTGCAATCGCTGATCTCTAGCAGCCTGGAGCTTGGCGGGGCGATCGCCGACGCGACGAAAAAGGCTGGTGTTTCCGCCGAGGCATTCAGCGAACTGAACTTCGCCGCCAAGCTTGCCGGCGTGGGCACAGATGACCTCTCGGACGCCTTCTCGAAGTTCCAAAAGGAGCTTGCCGGCGGCGGCGATAAAATCGCATCGCTTGGGATCAACCTGCAAGAGTTTCGGAAGCTGCAGCCCGACCGGCAGTTCGAGGTATTGGCCGAGGCAATTTCGCAGATTAAAGACCCTGCCGTGCGCGCAGGCGCGGCGATCGAGATATTCGGCAAGAGCGGGGCAAACCTGCTGCCGCTGTTTGAGGATGGAGCCAAGGGCATCCGCTCGGCTCGTGAGGAGGCGCAGCGGCTCGGGATCACCCTGACGACCGATCAGGCGAACGCGCTGGACGCGGCGGGCGATAGAGTGGATGCGCTGAAGGCTCGCGCAAGTAACCTTGCGCTGATTTTTACTTCAGAGCTTGCGCCCAGCATCGAATTCGTAACGAAGAAGCTGCAAGAACTGCTGGCGCCAAAGACGGACTCGCAGAAAGAGCTGTCAACGCTTACGGATCAATTCGACACCGAGGTGAAGCGGCGCAGGAACCTGATACAAGAGCTGACGCAGCTTCGGCAGCGAAAGGAAACGACATTCGTTCCTGGTCTTGATGCTGAATTCGACATTGCCATAGCTGAAGCTCAACAGAAAATCAGGGTAACGGACAACCTGCTGAACTTCCTCAGCAACAAGATCCAGAAATTCAACATAGATGCGGAGATCGCCAAGCAAAAGGCCGAGGCTCCGATTGCTCCGGGCTTAGTCGATCCGAGCAAGGCAACCTTCGGCGACCCTTCGGCCAAGGCGCAGGCGGAGGCGCTCAAGAAGAACAAGGAACTGAACCTAGCACTAAGGGAGCAGTTTTTCGAGGATCAGCTCGATCTAAATAAAATCATCTCCGAAATGGCCCAACAGGGCTTCGACAACCTGGCTGCAAACGAAGCAAAAAAGACTAAGGTTGTAGAGGACGAGCTGCAGAAGCGAGCAGATGCAGAGTTGAAGGTGAGGGAATTCTCGGATCGGCTGTCTGAAGAGCAAGCGCGCAATGAAGCGATACTCAGAGAGCAAGCCACCGACAACATCATCGCGAACTTCGCAACACTCGCGAGCTTCGAGAAGAAGCACTCAGCATTCCGCAAGGCGGTGCAGGTCGCTGAAGCGATCCGAAACGTCTATGTTGGTATCACTCGAGCGCTCGACTATCCCTATCCCCTGAACATCATCGCTGCTGCGAGCACGGCGGCGGTGGGCTTCAAAGCAGTCACCTCGCTAAATTCCACGCCAGATATTGGGGTTGGCGGCGGCCAGTCTTTCTCGGCTGGTGGGAGCGGGGTGACCATCGGCACGGCTCCAACGAATCCAGTCAACCAGCCGCCAGCCCAGCAGATACAAGCGCAGCCAACAGTGACGCAGGTCGTCTTCAGCGGCCCGGTATTCAACACCGAGGAGACGCAACAGCTAATCGTGGACGCCGTTCGGGAGGCCACCGACCGTGACGTGATCGTGATCACTCCGCGCAGCGCTCAAGCTCAGCAATTCATGGCGGCCTGATGATCGTCACATATACCGCTCTTCGCTCGCTCGTCAACGGGCACTCGGCCGGCATGGTTT